TATTGGTAGGATTCCTGTTGAGTTCCAACAACTAACTGATTCTGACTTATCTGTTATAACAAATCTTAAAAGACAAACCTTTAGTCAATTCAAAGATGTAGCAAATACATTTACAAGAACAATATCAGATAAGATATATCAAAGTACATTAGTTGGAACTAACTTTACTGAACTACAAACAGAACTAAGACAAGCAATAAATGGTATCTATGCAACTGCTGATGATACAGAAGTACAAAAACTAATTAATCAAATTAAAAAAGATGAAGTTAGAGTTAGAAGACTTACAGGACCAGAAAGAACAACAATTAGATTAAAATTAAATAAAAATATTCAAACATTACAATCTAAATATGCAACAACAAGGTCAGGCGAAAACATGAAACGATATGCTGGCCAAATCTTAAATGATGGTCTTAGAGAATTTGATGCAACTCTTAATTTACATAAGTCAGTAGAAGCTGGATTAACAATGTGTAAGTATTTTGGTAATATTATCCCTACAACTAGAGATCACTGTAGGCTTGTAAGAAGTGGCAAATATGATATACGAAAAGGAGGACTATTTACGATTGATGAGGTCAAAGCACTTTGGACATCTAAGTCTTGGAAAGGCAAGAAGTCAGGAGATCCATTATTAGTTCGTGGTGGATACAATTGTCGTCATCAATGGAGCTTCGTTAACCCTGATTGGTATGACGAAAGCGGAACAATAATAACTGAATAAGGAGTAATATGTCAGAAGAAACAAAAGTAGTAGAACCTACAATAGAAAATACAGAAACAACAAATGAAGTTTCTGAACAACCACTAGAACAAAAGACTTTCACACAAGCTCAATTAAATAGCATTCTTGAATCAAGAGTTATGGCTGAAAGAAGAAAATACGAAAAGAAAATACAAGAAGAAGAAAATCAAAAAGCTGAACTTGTTAAACAAGAACAATTAAAAGAAGCTAAAACTAAACAAGACCTTGAAAAGATAATGCAAGAACGATTATCTGAAAAGGAAACTGAAATACAAAAGATTAAAAATGAAATGGTAGCTGAAAAAATAGATAAACAGATACTAGCTGTTGCATCTACAAATAAAGCTGTTGTTCCTGAACAAATAGTATCTTTGTTAAAATCTGAACTTCAATTAGCTGATGATGGTAGAGTAGAAGTTCTTGATAATAATAGAAACATCAGATATAACGAAAAAGGACAACCTTTAACTGTAGAAGACAGAGTTAAAGAGTTTTTAGATACGAACCCACATTTCCGTCAAGGGTCTTTGTCTGGATCAGGAAGCCAGAGCAGTATCGGTGGTAATAGCCTCAAACCTAAAAGTATAGGCGACTTGGATTTGAATAATCCTGCTGATAGAAAAGTTTATGCAGAAATGCGTCAAACTAAAAGCGGGTTTAGATTAAATCCTAAATTAACAATTAACAATTAACAATAGGTAATAACATGGCTAACGAAACAACATCGTCAAACCTATCGGAACTGTACACAGAAATTATTCAAGAAGCTATTTTTAACTTCCAAGAAACTTCTGTTATGAGACCGTTGGTTACGACTTACAATATCACAGGACAAGGCAAACAAATTGCAGTTCCTGTATATCCAACTATCAGTGCGGCGGCAGTAGCTGAAGCAACTGATTTATCAAACACAGCAATCAACCCAACTGAGACAACTATAACTGCTTCTGAAGTTGGAGTAATGACTACATTAACTGACCTTGGTAGAGATACTGCGTCAAGAGATGTGGCGGCTGACATCGGAAAATTATTCGGTGAAGCTATTGCTAAAAAAGTAGATGCAGATTTATCTGCTCTATTCGCATCATTCGCTGGTGGAAATGACTTAGGGGGAGCTGGTGTTGAACTAACAGCAGATCTTTTACTTCAAGCTGAAGCAACTCTAAGAACATTAAACATTCCTAGACCTTACTATGGTGTGTTTGCTCCAAAAGCAATGTTTAACTTGAAGAAAACTCTAACAGCGGCTGGTTACTCAACTGGTGCAAATGCTTTAGGACAATCTCAAGAGCAAATTTTAAGAAGTGGTTATGCTGGAACAGTATTTGGCATTGATCTTTTTGAAAATGCAAACATTACTTCTTTTGGTGGAGATGATCAAGTAGGTGGAGTATTCCATCCTCAATCATTAGGTCTTGCTATGAAATCTGATTTCAAAATCGAGACTCAAAGAGATGCATCTTTAAGAGCAACTGAGATCGTAGGTTCAGTAACTTATGGTACAGGGATCGTTAAAGATGACTTTGGTTGTCAAGTAATAACGGATATGGCATTTTAATTAGTGCAACTTTTGGTGGGCGAGCAATCGCCCATCAATCAACTAAAGGAATATTATTATGGCAAATTTTACAGGTTCAGGTGTTATTGTAGTTGCAGATGTTCAAACATATCAACCAGATGCTTTTGATTTTGGATTAGCTTCTAACGATGCAAAAGTAACAACATGGTTAGGATTAACAACTGAAGATATTTTAAGAGAATTGAGAATTAAATGGTGGCAAACTTATAAGACAAATGTTTTTACAGATATAACAGTTTTAAATACAGTAGAGTTAGACAATACAAAAGTTAATTTAGATCAATTTAAAAGAGCTGGTGTTTATTTATTTTTAGGAAAATTCTTTTTTCCAGCATTAACAAAATTTAGACCTGAAGCAGATAAAGATAGATTTGAAAGAATGATTGAATTTTATAATAGTCAATACAATATCGAATTTCAAAAAATACTTGAAGATGGAGTAGAATACGATTCAGATGATAGTGGTACTATTAGTGTTGCTGAAAGAGAAAACTTACATGGTTCAGGAAGACTTATTAGATAATGGCCTTATCAATTCACTTTGCTACTAATACTAAAAAAATACAAAAGAAGTTTAACAGATTCTTAGTTAGGTTTCCAAAAATAACTAAAATGGGATTAGAACAAGCTGGAGAACAATTAAGAAGAATTATTGAAGAAAATACAACAAAAGGTAAAAAATTTTCAGGTGGAAAGTTTGTTGCCTACTCTCCTGAGTACTCAGCATTAAAAGGTAAGACTACTGTTGATCTACAAGATAGTAATAGAATGCTTCAAAGTATGAAATCAAGAGTTGTCAATAGAAGTAAAGCACAAGTTTATTTTAATGATATGGGTATGGGTAAGAGAGCTTTTTTTCATCAAACAGGACAAGGTAATTTACCTGAAAGACCTTTTTTTGGATTTAACAAAAAGGTAGAAAATGTTATAAAAAAATCATTTGAAAATTTAATTAGAAAAGAAATGAGAAAGTTAAAATTATGAGTATTAGAGAAGACATCGCAAGTAATATTGCAACTACAATTACAAACATAAGTGCTTTAACTATTAAGAAAGTAACTAGACAACCTTTTCCATTAGAAGAATTATCAGAACAACAATACCCAGCAGTACTAATTCAAACACAAGAAGAAACAAAAGAAGATTCAGAATTAGGTAGTGGAGGTAAAACAAGAATAGCTACATTAGATTTTTTAGTATCTGGGTTTGTTAAAGGATCAGAAACAAATATAGATACTGCTAGAAACCAATTAATAGAAGTTATTGAAGAAGCATTAGAAACTGATATAACTAGAAATGGAAAGGCTTTAGATACTGAAGTTGTTTCTATTGAAACCGATGCTGGTACATTGTTTCCTTATGGTGGAATCTCAATGACAGTTAAAGTTATATATGAACATCAATCTGGTACACTATAATGAGTATATCTAGAAAGATAAATAAAATAGAAAAACTGAATGATAAGATTTCAATGCTTTGTGAGGAAATCAAAGAAGAACTTGAACAGGAGGGAGAATTTTATGAAGAATATGATGAAGATAATGAAGAACTTGAAGAAGAAGATTAAATCTATTATAAGGATGTTATGGCAAAAGATATAAAACTAATAAAAGGTAGTGACGAGATTACAATAAACGAAAATAATCTTGCACACTATGAGAAGCTAGGATATAAACCAGCTGATACGAAAACAATAACTAAGGAGAAAAAATCATGGCAACCCATCACGGAAAAGAAGGTGTCGTTAAAACAGGATCTAACGTAACAGGCGAAGTAACTGCCTTTACTTTAGAAACAACAGGCGACGTTGTTGAAGATACATCATTATCAGATTCTGCTAAAACTTTTGTAGCAGGAAGAACTTCATTTAGTGGTTCTGTTGAAGCTCACTTTGACGAAACAGATACATCACAAGAAACAATGATAGTTGGAACATCTTTAGCATTTACATTACTTCCAGAGGGTAATACATCAGGCGATGCTTCATATACAGGTAGTGGAATAATAACAGGAATGTCTATTTCAAATACTTTAGATGGAGTTGTTTCTAGAAGTGTTACTTTTCAAGGTACAGGCGCATTGACAGTAGGAACAGTATAATCTAATTTATGAAGATTATTGACAGAGCAAAATCTCATTTTGAGTCTCTAGGTGTTCAATCTATTGAAGTGGAAGAATGGCAAGACGAAAAAGGTATGCCAACAGTTATTTATTGGCAACCAATTACACTTGCAGAAAAGAAAAAATTATTTAGTAGAACAGAAAATCTTAATGATGCTGGATTATTAGCTGATGTAGTTATTATGAAAGCTATTGATAAAGATGGCGAAAAGATTTTTTCTTTAGAAGACAAACTTCCAATAATGCACAAAGTAGATTCCGATGTACTTTCTAAGATAGCCGTAGCCATGGTTCAAACTCCAAGTCCAGAGGAATTAAAAAAAAAGTAAGTACTGACATAGAGCTTAAAAATATGCTAATAGTAGCAGATAGGCTCAAAATAAATTTATCTGAATTAAGTCAGATGAGTGAATATGAGTTTAATCTTTGGGTTGGATTTATGTTAGATGAAAGTGAACAATCCAAAGCTAACATGAAGAAATAAATATGGCTCAAAATTTACTTATAAATATTCTTGCAAAAGATAAAACAAGACAAGCATTAGGTTCTGTTCAAGCTGGATTAGGTAGATTACAAAGAACTGTATTTTCAATACAAGGTGCATTAGCTGGAATAGGTGGTGCATTAGTAATTAAATCATTAGTAAGTGTAGGAACACAAGTAGAAAATCTAGGTGTAAGGTTTGCTTTTTTATTTGGTGGAATGAAAGAGGGTAATAAAGCATTTCAAGAATTAATTAATTTTGCGGCTAGAGTACCTTTCTCACTAGATGAGATTTCAAGTGCATCAGGAAGTCTTGCTGTTGTATCTAAAGATGCAAAAGAACTTTCAGAAATTTTAGAGATAACAGGTAATGTTGCAGTACTAACAGGATTAGATTTTAGACAAACTGCTGAACAAATACAAAGAGCATTTGCTGGTGGTATAGCGGCCGCTGATGTATTTAGAGAAAGAGGTGTTAGAGAGATGTTAGGCTTTGAAGCTGGAGCTAAGAAAACAGCTAAAGAAACAAGAAAAGCATTTGAAGAAGTATTCGGTCCTGATGGTAAGTTTGGTCAAGCTATGAAATTTGCTGATAATGCAGCAAACAAATATCCATTAGTAAGATTAGGAATATCTTTTACAAGAACACCTGCAAATATTAAATCAGGTAACTTTAGGAATAA